GTCTGAGATAAACTTAATTAGTTGTACATCTTCATCAAAACGGAAGTCTGTAGCAAATGTACGAGTAGGCTTAGCTGCTGCCTTTTTAGCTGCTGCCCAACCTGTTTGAATAACAGATGAGTGTGCAGGGACTTCGTTCTCGTCCTCTTCAATAAACAACTCAGCAGCTTCTTCAGCTGTCTCGGTTGCATACTGATCAACGTTTGGAACGTCTGACTTGATTTTAAGTGAGCTGGTCATGTTGACCCTTTCGGTAGTTGGTTGATATCTGGGACCATGGTCCGTACGATAGGTTATTAGTTTGTTTCTTGATCGTGAATCTTCTTCCAGGTTTCTGCTAACTCAATAGACAGATCTGGGTGACGATTCCAATCAACTCTCGGAGACCCAATGAGACCCCGATCTTGGAAGCTTTTAATAGTTGCCTCAATCATTCCTTTGGAGTACATACGCCAACCTGGCTTCTTTACTCCATCAACGATCATAGACTTAAGACGATAGGGTGCACGTGGAATGTACCCCTTGCGTTCCCAAAGTCTTACTGTAACTACTGGCCTTCCCAGTGCTTGGCACAATGACCCTACACTGTAAAGTTCTACCGACTTTCCATTCGGTAATGTTTTTACCTGTGGATTTGCATCCCAGGAATCTAGTATTGCCGGCTTCTTTGCTGCCACACCTGGCTCTAAAGGACGGCGTTTCTTTTTAGAACCTGGATAGAACTCGTCTAAGTCCTCAAAGAACTTATCAACATTGTCTTCCATCTTATTCCTCTACGATATAAAAAGCATATGAGACACTCTTAGGGAACATCTCATCAATCTCCTCTTCTGTGAGAAGACCATCGTAAAGACAGGCCATTACTTCTGACTCATCTAGTACTGGAATCATCTTAAAGCAGCGGTCATAGATATCCTTTTTCTTTAGGATATCTTCTGCTACGGCTTGGTTTAAGGATTGCGATACACGGCGCTGACGTTTGAGAGCAGTTACGCCTGCAACATTCTCAGGCAGCTCATAGATAAGGTGTCCCTTTTCATCAGGCTCTCCATCAGTGTCTACGATATCAGACAGTTCTGACTTAAGTTTGCCCACATCTTTGGACATATCGTCAATACGACGCTTAATAGTAATATACTCAGCAACCTTGGCTAACAAGGGATTGGCTGGCTTTGGACTTTCTTTTTCAATAACCTTTGGCATGAGTCTCTCCTCCTGCCTTTAGGATATCCGATTATTCTAGGGATTGCAAATCGGTGTCTAAATAGGCCTTAAGAGCCTCAATAATTACGTCCGTGACGGTACGCTTGTCTTCGGCTGCCTTGGTCTTGACAGCAGACCAGAGCTCATCTGATACCCGGATGGTGCGGGTTGGGGTCTTAGGTGCGTTCGGCATAGTGGTATAAGTTTAGACCGAAATGTTCTCCAAAAAAGCCCTAAGTGTTCCCACAGTTAAATTCACCCCACCGGCTTCATTGATACCTTCACCGTCAATAATGGCATTGGCTACAGACATCTTCTGTACTAACATAGCATGCTGTCGTTCTTCAATAGAACCTTCCATGAGAAAGTCCTGAATAACTATTGACGGCCATGTACTAGACGCTCTACGAATGCGCCCATTACGCTGGAGTGCGAGGCCCGCATTCCACGGGAGATCATAGTTAATGAGTAGATTAGCCTGAGGAAGATCCACGCCATAGCCACCGGCATCACTAGAGACAAGAATACGACAATCTGGATCAGTTTGAAACCAGACCTTAGATTCTTCTTTTTGTTTTGCATCCATCTCTCCAGTATATTTTGCTGACATATACCCTAAGTGCTCCATGATAAGCCAGACCATATGTACATAGCTTGTAAAGATGACAACTTTGTTATCATCATTTTGATTTAAGAAGTCATCTACATATTGTTTGAGTGCAGCTAGCTTAGGGAACTTTGTAACTTTATCTAACAATCCAGCTTCCTTAAGCTGTCCTACATAACCGGATGTAGTGCTGGACTCCATTAGGAGGTCAGGGTGATCGCACAACATTCTAAGCGCTGTTAGCTTAGACATGACCTTGCCCTTTAGGGCATCCATAACATCGTTAGTCTTCTCACCGGTGTAATGAGAGAATAGATCAAAAGATGTGCCAAAAGAATCTACAGCCTCATCCAAATCGTTAAGAAGTTCCCGGGCGATATGCTTATACAGCTTAGCTCCGGCACTATCAAAACCTACAAGAACAGGCTCAGCAAAGATGGTATCGGGTAGATATGGAGCTACATCAGGGTCTTGTTGACGCTTTCGTACTGACGCTGTGGCCATAGTCTTGCTAAGGGTTGCTAAGTTCCTGTAACGCTCTACCCCACCAAATTGATTGCGAACAATAAAGGTCTTATCAAATAGATCAAAGCGACCAAGAACCTTGCTATCTACAAACTGCATGATGCTATAGAGCTCTTCCGGCTTACCGTTCTCAATAGGAGTTCCGGTAAGGGCAAACTTAACTGGGCTCTTTATATCTTTTACGTGCTTGGAACGCTTAGACTTAAAAGACTTAATAGCTGTTGCCTCATCGCAGATAACAAATCCACGGGATAGTAGGGAGACATAATCCCAGTCATTTACAATCTGCTCATAGTTTAGGATAACGTAATCAACACCAATGCCACTAATAACTTCAGCGTATTGCTTTGCTCTTTGTGACCTACTTCCATCAATAACTAAAGGAATAGCAGCTCCCCCGGTAAACTTTTTAATCTGCTCAGCCCACTGATACTTCAATGAAGATAAGCAGATTACTATTCCTGCGTCCTGGATCTCTCCAAGATCTTTAAGCTTTTCAATAGCAGCAATTGTCAGGACAGTTTTACCCAGGCCAAGGTCGTAGGCCACAAGCATCTTCTTGCGATCTACCATGGCCTCTACGGCCTCAACCTGATACGGTAAAAGTGTTCCTGTAAAACTCATACCAATTGCTCAGCTTTCTTTTGTTTTCTTTCTAGATACTTTTCTTTACGACAAGTAGTACAGTACTTTATTAATGTTCCTGCCTTAGAAGGTTTTTCTACATCGTACTCATGCCCTCTAGGACAAAGAGAAAGGTCTGTGTTGTATACCCTTGAAATACCTCTACGAATATTTTCTTTCTTAGAGACTTCTTCAAGGTGATCTGGATTAACACAGGTCTTTACTCTACACAGATGATCTATTTGAGTGTTATCACCAAGCTTTTGTTTAAGTACTGCATAGGCCATACGGTGTACTAGATACAACTTGCGATTGATAGCATACCTACCATAACCATCCCAAAGAGACCCTTTCCATAACCAGCAAGAGTCCGTCTTCTCAATCTTATTCCAAAATCTATCTGGAAGTTCTTCAATTGAGTTATAGTCTAAAGAGTTATCAGCCATTAGATCCTCGCCATCAAAGTAGTCTTTACTGCAAACTCCAGATCTTCTAGAGTTGAGTTATTATGGATATAAGCATCAAAATCCCAATCATCTAAATCATGTTCTGAGATATGATTGTTTACTGCATCTACCCCTGTACGTTCTACACGCCATATATAAGTATCAGTCAACATCTTAAGAGTAACAGCTTCGTTTTGAAAACGAACATCTGTAACAACATAGTGTTGATCTACGTCACCCATCTGCCTTAATGCAGCTGCAACCCAGATATCTGTATCAACTACATCTCGTGCGCCTTTACCAAGGTCTTGTAATAAACGTCGTACTTCTGGGAACCTAGTCTTAGCGGCATCCCAGCCGTAGGCATTTACAACGCCCTGAAGATGAAACCCATCTGCTAGCATAGGGTTCATCTCCCATAAAAGATTACGGATAGGGTCTGCAAAAGCAACACGCTCAAACCCATGCCTCTCTACTAAGTATTTAGCTACAGTGTCTTTACCTGACTGTGCATAACCTGATAGACCTATAATCATTATTCCCCCTATTTATATTCTTTTTTAGACCAACTTTTTTTAAGCCAAGTAATTTTTTTACTCATACAAAAGCCCTCTCTCCAAAGACTGAATGTTTAGCCTTATCCACTCCTAGTATAACCTCATCTACCCCCATATCGCCAATATCTTTGGCATCTGTGGTGTAGTTAAAGAACTTACACTCCAACCCATTTTCTTTTAGCTTTGCTAACATCTCTTTAGATGCCTTCAATCCAGCTGCGTCTACCTTTGGATTATCAAAGGCAACGATTAAACTATCAGCAGACCGCATAAGGTTTAACTGATCCTTGCTGAAGGATGCGCCGTAAGTTGCAACGCCTCCTTCTATTCCCAATGACCATAGCTTTACGCAATCAAGCGGGGACTCAACTATGATCATAGGGCCGCCCTTATATTGACCGAAGCCAAAGAGAGTTTGAGACTTCTTAACTCCTGTAGGACGGTTACGAAACAGCCGGGTCTTCTGACCCTTCTCCTGCCAGCCCATAAGCTTGCCTGAATAGGGGTCACGTATAGGAAGAACCCAGGCGTCTTGTCTTGTATCCCAAACTACTCCGTAGGCATCAACGGCCTCCGTAGACAATCCTCGGGCTTCTAAAGCCCATTGTGGGGGAGCTGTGTAGACTGCTAGACGGGCCTCTGACATCTCAAGTACACGGGGAATTGGAACATAAGAGTTCTTAGCCTCCTCAAGCTGTTTTACCAACAGCTCAAAGTTGACCTCAATATTTTGGCGTAGCCAATCCTTAGCAGCGTCAAAATCAAGACGGCCCCACTGAGTCTCAAACTCATTGATCTCAGCTACAAGCGTAAAGAGGTTGCCCTTATACCCGCAAGAAAAGCAGTGGTGCACACCGGTCTCTACATTAACAGACCAAGACGGATTAGAGTCTTGACGACCGGTACGCTCCAAGTGCATTGGGCATAGGCCGATAAGCTCATCGCCTCGCTGGGATACCTCAATACCCATACGAAGCAAAGCTGTTTCTACATCGCCCTCACGATACATACTTACCTACTTACATTCGTTACAATAGTTAGCGGTCCTTACATTGCCATACGCTGTTCTATACATACGGCCACAATGAGAGCAAAGTACGTCTACTCCAGCTTTTTTGTTTTCCTTACGGGCATAAGGTGAGCCTTGAGTTAACCAAATCCACATTATAAACATGCCCGAAAAGAAACCTAGGTATCCTACAAACATAACCATTAGTCATCCAATCCGATATTTACTCCAGGCATTGGGGCGGTAGCTAATGTGCCACACTCAATGCATTCCATAGCTTCAAAGTACGCTGCGACGTATCCTTCCTCATCCCAGCTAACCTTTAAGTTCCATACATAACATCCACAGGGACAGACCATTGTTGGAAAGTCCCCACGAATATCCATAGCCTGCGTGTAGTCAGGCTTTACATCAATGATGTTTTTAATTTCTTTAACCTCTTCCGGTCCCTCGGAGTTGTTCCTCCCCATATACCGTCTAAGTTTGAGGATTGCATTGCGTAGTCTAAACATTTTTCCCTAATCCAACAATCGTTACAAATTGCTTTGGCCTTGTTTACCGCTTCTAGATCTGTATAGAATTCTGGAAAGAATAGATTTGGATCTTCCTCTACGCAGAGTTGTGTGCCGTTAAAGATACTAGATTTGCTGCCCAAAACTTCCGTACTCCTCAAATCGTCCACCCTCCCAATCCCAAAGTAGGTCGCTGCTTGCTGGTCCAGAGTTACGGCTAGCTACAATACGAAGTTCACGGGATGAGTCATCATCTTCATCTTGCTTCTGTAGACCCAAAATAACATCTGAGTCCTGGAAGAATGAGGATGAGTAACCAATAGAGTCGGCACTGACTTGGCGCTTCTTCATCTTCCAAAGAAGTACCTGAGTAGATACAACCAACGGAATCTCATAGCGCTGCGCTAGACGCTTTAAGTCACGAGTAATGGATGTCAAAGCCTGTGGAGTACCAGCCTCACCAGACCTCTCATCAATCATAAGATAGACACCATCTACAAAAACAATCTCCGGCCTGATCTTCTCAATCTTTGCCTGAAGACCTGAGACTGTCATAGCAGAAGCAGAATCTGTTAGATAGAACTTTTGCATGTTTTCCATGCGCTTCAAAGATTCTTTATAACGCTTCTCTTCATCAAGGTTAAGCTTTCCACGTGTGAGACGTGAGTGTGCAATGTTGGCACGCATAGCATCATGACGATGTTGCTGCTCAACGTTAGTCATTTCAAATGACTGGAACATAGGAACATGCCCACGCTCATGAACGTTTACAGCAATCTGCATAGCAAGAACAGACTTACCTGTCTTAGGTGGGGCAATGATCGTGATCAACTGACCGGCCTGTAGCCCAGCAGTCGCCTCATCAATAGTGCGGAAGCCTGTTGGGTATCCAAGTAGACCACCATCACGTGTCTTAACATCAAGGTACTCTTGATAACGCTGTTCAGGATTATCAGTCAGATCAAGATCAGAGCTTTGAGAGACGCCCTCTTCGTATAGCTGAGCAACACCCTTAGACATCTCAACGATAGCAGCGCTGTGATCGCCTGCAGCAATATAATCTGCAGCGTTCTGAACAATCTCAATAGCATGCTGGCGCTTGCGGTAATCAATCAGCTGGTCTACTAGGTACTCTAATGAGTCCTCAACAGCAAGTAGGCGGTAAGTAGGAAAGTTATCCTTTACCGTTACTGCAGTAGGAACCTCTTCGTACTTAGTCCAGTGCTGACGGATAAACTTCCACACAGCCTTGTTCTCTGCAACAAAGAACCAATCATCTTCAATACCAGCTTCCATAGCCGGTACGATCTCCCTAGAGTAAACTACTTTAGAGATCAGCCTCTCTTCATTATCTGCCGCCATTTGCTTGCCCCAAATCCATATACCAATGCCCATAACGCAAACCACGTTCGGGTATATCAATTACATGCTTAACTTCTGGCCTATAAGGTAGTTCTGCCACGAGGTCTGCCACAACGTAATACGCTGTCGCATAGTTAAATGGATTAGTCCCTAGATTATCTAGGTCCTCAAGTACCTCATCCATCTCTTGCTGTGTGTAATCGAAACCTACAAGTTCTAACGAGTACTCATAGGTATCCCTAAATCTCCAAAAGGTTGCTAGCGCTAACCGATTGTAGGAAACTTCTTCTTCGGGTATCGTAATCCCGAATACTTTTTTAAGAGACGGGCGACGATCTATAATGCAGTCAAGAGTTACTATAACTCTCTTGGGAACTTCATTT